ACTATGGGAGTACAATACTTAACAGTGGTTTCGGTAGATAGTGATATTCAGATTACTACTACAGGGTCTGTTTTAACGGCTGCAGCATTTAGCTATACAATTATTAAAGCGGGAACACAACAGAATGAGGTAGAAAAAGTTACTCACAGTAAAATTACTATGCTTAACAACTCAATATATACTGCACCTTCAACTACATATCCATCTTATTCATCTGAAGAGTCGCTATTACAGGTATATCCAAATATTATTACTTCCGCAGGTCGGGTAATAGCACAATACTTTAGATATCCTAGAGACCCTAATTGGACATACTCGGTAGTTACAGGTGGAGAGCCTATATTCAATCAGTCTCAACCTGACTATCAAGACTTTGAAGTTCCTCTCGACGATGAGAACAATCTTGTTATGAAGATTCTTCAGTATGCAGGGGTAAGTATCCGAGAGGCTGATGTATATCAGTTTGCTAACGGAGAGGAGACTAAAGAAAATCAACAAGAAGGATAATGGCATATATCAGTCAATACCAATATTACGAGAACGGGGGGGCAGCTCCTGAAGAAGCTAATTGGGGTTCCTATCAGTACGTATCCCTGTATGATATAGTCAACAACTTTATGTTGATGTATTCAGGAAACCATAGCCTTGTAAATAACGAGGAGAGATTTAAAGTTCTGTTCCATGCGAAGCGTGCTGTACAGGAACTTAACTATGATGCTTTTAAAGAAATTAAAGTTCTTCAGCTAGATATTACAGACCAATATCGTTTTGTACTTCCTTCTGATTTTGTAAATTGGGTTAGGGTATCGGTATATAAGAATGGACTTCTTTATCCTTTAACCGAAAATATTCAGGTTAATTATGCAAAAGCATATCTACAAGACCACCAAGCAAAAATTCTATTTGATGCAGATGGGAATGCTCTTTCACCTGAGTTTTCAGATATAGATATTGATAGAATAACGGGTCAGAAGAAAAGCATCTACCTAAATTCAGGTCATTCTTTTGACGGGTATGAGGGATATTGCTACAATGGGGCATGGTACTTTACTGCTGATGTAGCAGGAGGATGGTTTGCTTTGAATACAGAGACAGCTAATGCTAACCCAACTTTTGCTATAGATAAAACTATGGGGGTTATAAACTTCAGCTCTAATATCGGTAGCGGAAGCGTTGTCCTAGAATATGTTTCAGATGGTATGGAGAATGGAGATGACTCTAAGGTTCATGTAAATAAAATGTTTGAGGATTATGTGTATGCATATATTGAATACGCTATCTTACAAAGTAAGTTGAATGTACAGGAGTATATTGTTCGCAGAACACAGAAGCGCAAAAGTGCTTTGCTTAGAAATGCAAAGATTAGAATCAGCAATATTCATCCCGGCAGATTGCTAATGAGTATGCGCGGAAAGGATAAGTGGATTAAATAAGTATGACTAAGGATACAAGGAATTTTACTAAAGGGCGCATGAATAAGGAGCTTGATGAGCGCCTTGTTCCTAATGGGGAATATATTGACGCGATAAATATTCGTATTGGCTCAACCGAAGAGGATGATATGGGAGTGATAGAAACCACTCTTGGAAATACTAAGCTTACAAATATTAAGGTTCAAGGTATAGGTTTAAGCCGCTTGGCTATATGTATTGGGGCATTTGAGGATGGAACTAATGAAACTATATATTGGTTTCTTCACGACCCTACTTTTAGCGCTTCTTCAAACACAAGGAAGCTAGACCTTATCCTGTCTTTTAACACTCAAACCTCTACAACTACTTACCATGTGATAAGTATGGATGATGGAGATGGAGTAAATACCACATTAAACTTTAACCCTACGTATCTTATTACAGGAGTTAATAAAGTAGAAGATTTACTATTTTTTACTGATAACATTAACCCGCCAAGAAGGATTAATATTACAAAATCTTATGGAGAACCTACCGTAGGAGATGTTGATACTATCACAAGCGAAGAGCTACTTGTTATAAAAAAACCCCCGAGTCAATCTCCTTCTATCGATTTATCGTATAACGAAAATATAACCTCAACTTTTTTGGAGGAGAGGTTAATATGCTTTGCTTATAGGTGGAGGTATGCAGACAATGAATACTCTGCTACATCTCAATTTAGTGCTCCGGCTTTTTCTCCTCAGAACTTTAACTTTACTACTGAAAGTTTCCTCAATGAGGGAATGGTAAATGAGTACAATACTGCAGCGATAACATTCAATACAGGAGGAGCTTTAGTCCTTGGTATAGATTTGCTTTTTAAAGAAGCCGACGATAGTACTATAAAAGTTATTGAGAAGCTTGATAAGGAGGAGTTGGGATATGGGGATAATAACGACTTAGTATATAACTTTAGCGACAGTAAGATTTTTACTATACTTCCTGAGTCAGAGATATTAAGGCTCTACGATAACGTTCCTAAGCTAGCTCAGGCCCAAACTATTATGGGCAATAGGTTGATGTATGGAAACTATGAGGAGGGATATGACTTAATAGACTTAAGTGGTAACCCTACGAGATTAGAATATGTTGCTTCTTTAATAGCTACTACTCCAACATCAACAGTTCTAACAAGTGGGTATGAAAGTATAGTATCTGCTACCTATTCCCTTCCTGAAGCAATATCAGGGGGTGTGTCTTGTACAATAGATGCTAGAGCAGAGTTTGACCTTACTCCATTAGCTATCAACGCTAATGGCACGAGTGCTCTAAAAGCGGGTTCTACCTTTGAGTTTACTTTTCGATTACAGGTAGATGCTGCTAATCTTAATTCCGTGCAATATATCGGGGCAGGGTCTCCGCCTGCTCAATTACCGCCATATATAGTTGTCGATGCTACCTTTACCCTTGCCGCTGATTACGACTCGGTAGAAGATTGGGTAAATAGCTCTGCATTTCAAAATGCAGTAGGAACATCAATTACTATTAGACCCGTCTCAAGTGCGTCTGACCCGACCTCGTGTTCGGGGGGTACATTTACTGACAATTATAACTGTGGAGTTCCGCAGTTTCTTGGGCAATTCCTTCTTTATTCTACAGGAAAAAGCTCAAGCACTACAGCTGTAGTACCACAAGCAATTGAGGCTACTCATATAAACGGGACTAATAAGGTAGCCTTTCTTTTCCCGGGACTATGGTATGCAAGGGCTCCTCTTCCCACATCACCTACTTTGCCAACTGATAATTATTTTATCATTTACGAGATATTAGGGATAGAGTGTGTGTATACAAACACTTCTGAAAGTATTAAAAGCCTTCACAGCAATCGAGGGTATGAAGTGGGTATAATGTATATGGATGACTACGGAAGGTCGACTACGGCCCTTGTAAGCCCTAATAACGCTATCCAAGTTCCTTGTAAGAATAGTGACCTAGAGAATAAGATAAGAATAGAAATCCCTCCTACGCAACTTGCCCCATCTTGGGCAACTAGGTATAAGTTCGGAATTAAACCTGATAGAGACGGATATAATACTATATACTCAAACATATTCTTTAGAGATGACTCTCGGAATCTTGTGTATATCCTTTTACAAGGAGAGAATGCAAGGAAGGTTGAAGAGGGGGATAGGTTAATTGTCAAACGCGATACAGACGGCCCAACTCATGACTGTGATTATATCACAGTGCTTGAGAAAAAAGCTTTTGCAGCTGATGAGGTTCCTAATGTTAACGCGGTAGCAGGGACATATATGGTTATTGAGAGTACAGGTCTTTCTTTGGAGCAAGGCGAAAATTCAATTATTAAAGTTCCTGAATTAAATGCAAAAGCAGGGGATTTTTGGAATATAGGAGAAGATAGAAGACCATTTCTTTTTATTCCGTTTAATCTTCCTGTAGCGATAGATGCAGGATGTACAGGAGAAGACTTTGATATTCCTGCAGGCTCTATAATAAAGCTTAAAATAGATTTCCGTAGAGAAGGGAAGAATGATAACTGTGAGCAAAGAGAATACAACATAGACAGGGAGTATACCTCAACAGAGCAGTACGAGGATTTAGCTGCGTGGTTTATTGGAGATGGTATCTCACAAACTTTAATTAGTGAGGACTTCTATACAGGAGGAGACCCTATAGGAACAGCTTCTTTTGGCGGAGTCTTTAATGCTATTACTACAACTCCATGCCCTGAAGACCTTGAGTTTAATGACCAACGTGAGCAAGACTTACTTGACTTAGGCGTTCCTAGCGCAGCTATTGGAGAGTTTAGATTTTCTATATTAAACTATAGTGCAGCAGGAGATAGGACGTTTTTAGCAGTTTGCGGAACTCGTTGTTGCGGTTCTAGTAAAAAGAAAAAATCCTTTCTCACAGCTAAATTAGAAGTTGTTAGAGCGAATGAGCTTTTAGTATTTGAAACCATTCCTCAAGACTCTTCTCCTGACCTCTTCTATGAATCGTCAGCTTCATACACAATAGACACAGCTACAGGATATCATAATGGTAATGTACAAGACCAAACGGCTTCTCTTCCCGCTAAAATAAATACAGAATTCTTTAATTGCTATTCTTACGGAAATGGAATAGAAAGCTATAAAGTCAGAGACTCAGTAGAGGGTAAGTCTTTTTTATTAGGAAATCGTGCAACAACGACAGCAGGTCAAGACTACAAAGAAATAAGACGATATGCTGACATAACGTATAGTGGGGTATATAATCAAGAAAGCAATGTTAATAAGCTAAACGAGTTTAACCTAGGACTTCTAAACTTCAAACCTTTAGAGCAGTCTTTCGGGCCAATTCAAAAACTCTTTGCTCGTGAAACAGATGTACTTGTTTTGCAGGAAGATAAAATTTCTTATGTATTAGCGGGTAAGAACTTACTTTCCGATGCTGTTGGAGGGGGAGCAGTAACTTCTGTGCCTGAAGTTCTAGGCACTCAGATAGCTCGAATAGAAGAATATGGAATCTCAAAAAACCCTGAGAGCTTTACAAGCCATGGTGCAGATAAATATTTTACTGATGCCAAGCGTGGAGCAGTTCTTCAATTGCGAGGAACTGCAGGGCAGAACGAAGCTCTAATGGTTATCTCTGACCAAAACATGTCTACATGGTTTAGAGACCTTTTCCAAGTTTCTTTTGACTATCAAAAGCTTGGTGGATATGATGAATATGCTAATGAATATGTGCTTTCATCTAACGTTAGGGCTTTACCCGCCGAAGAGGTGGTAATACCGTGTGGCACAACTCAAACATATATAGTTTCAGGAGCGCCTATAGTATATACAGTTAATGTAGGTGATATATCCGAAGGGTTTGAGGTAGTAACAACTGTACTAAATGGTGCGCCTACCGCTTCTGTCGTATATAACAGCAGTACTTACCCTATTACTGTCCCCGGGACAACGACTATTCCTAAACCTAATACTAAACCTACAACTGCTGTTGTAACTCTCGGAGGTACAGGTACTATTCAGATTACAGTAGAGTGTCCTCAAGGGGAATTAATAAATATTATTCAGGTATGTATAACTAGCGCTAATGATGCTAATGCTTTAATACATAATGAATTTGGATTTGTTCAAGGAAGCTATACTTCTCCTACACAGTCTACTGAAGTTCAATTTAGTACATCAGTAATAAATCCTATCGTTTCTCAGTACGAGACATTTACAGGATATCAAGGGGAGGGTATTTTCCCAAGCGATAACTCAACGGTTACTATAGCCTCTAATAAAATAGCCGCGGATACATACGTCTATGAGGTTGATGATGACCTTCTATCCCTAAGAACAAACGCTAGCTATCCCAATACGGCAACAGGAATTAGTAACCTTCTTGCCGCCGCATCATCTGTAACTCCTACAGGAACTTCTCCATATGTATCGGGAACTTTTAGTATGGGAACTACAGGAACTAACCTATATCTTATTTATGACTATAGAGACAAAAAATCTGTCACCAATCTATGTTTCGATGTGTCTCTTTCTTCTGTTGCGTGTTGCTGTACTGCAACAGGAACGTATTATCTAAACGGGAGTAACTTATCTAACTCTACAGGTATATATACAAATGCAACTCTAACCACAGCGGCAGCGCAGGGGTGGTATTCAGACGGCAGTACGGTTAGATTCCAAACTGTTAGCACAGGTCTCCCCTCTTTAGGGGTAAGCTCTACATGTGGTGATTGCCTCCCGACCTGTGGGTTAGATGAAGTAGAAGCAGAGGATGCAGGGTTAGGATTATATACTGCTAACTTTGAGATGGGGGCTTCTACAGGTGCTGTAGTTGTAAAGTATACTCCTTACTCAGTTTCTAATGGTATACGTGCTACGCATAATGGGATATCCTATAATAAACTCACGTCCACAAATTATGGAAAGATACAGAGTTCTACGCCCGGAAACTTTACTATTTCCGGGACAAACTCATCTGAGTGTCCTGATATAGAAGGTACTGATTTCTACCTAAAGTATATAGCAAATAATACCTCTTATCAATTAGAGGGTGGGTCAGAGGAGATTACTATAGCAGCAGGCGATATATCCCCTAAAGCTACTGTACCGGGATTATGCATTATGGTTATCCCTAAGACAGCTGCAAAACCTAATACTTTAAAAATAGAAAATATTGTCCCTTGTGAAGGGGCTCAATGGTCGGTTGAAGTTGCTTGCGCTGCGTTTATTTCGGCGACTGCAACTTCTACTTTAGAAACTACAAGTACTGCTGCTTGTCTCGCAGGAGGGACGAATCATTATTTTGTAGCTGCGACAGGAGTTACAGGAGGAGACCCTGCTTTACACTCATATGTTTTTACAGACCAATTTGGGGCTACGCCTGCA